CAGGCGATCCTGCGGATCAAGGCCCGCCATCGGCGAGAGCGCAAGCAGCGTGCCTCTGAGACGCATCGCTATGACTGGTACGGCACCTGCCGCAAGAAGTCCTGCCGCTACCACGCCCGGCCCAAGCAACGTCCGCCTAAGGGACGCTGGTTTGTCTGGCTGATCCGCACCGGCCGTAAGTGGGGCAAGACACGCACGGCTGCCCAGTGGGTGATCGATGAGACTGAGCATGGCAGGCGAGGGCGGTGGGCATTGATAAGCGAGACCGCCGCCGACTGCCGCGACATTATGATCGAGGGCGAGTCCGGCATCCTCGCCTGTTCTCCTCCCTGGTTTCGGCCGCACTACGAGCCCTCCAAGCGCCGGTTGACCTGGCCTAATGGTGCTGTCGCTACTGCCTACAGCGCGGAGGAGCCTGACCAGCTCCGAGGCCCTGGTCACGACGGCGCATGGTGCGACGAGCTGGCTAAGTGGGCGCACCTGCACCGCAGGGAGAACGCCTGGTCCAACCTCATGTTCGGCCTCACGCTGGGCGCTGACCCACGCTGCATTGTCACCACGACGCCCCGACCGCTGGCGCTGCTCAAGGAGATCAGGGAGTCCCCTACCACCAGCCTCGTCACCGGCCACATGAGGGAGAACCTGCCTAACCTGTCGCCTGTCACCCAGCGAGAGATCATCGACCGCTACGAGGGGACGCGCCTGGGCTTGCAGGAGCTTGCTGGCCAGGAGCTTGAGGACGTGGAGGGTGCGTTGTGGGATCGCATTACGATTGACGAGTACCGCGTCTCGACCTACCCACCGCTGGCCTACGTCGTCGTCGGCGTCGACCCGGAGGCTACCGATACGGAGACCTCAAGCGAGACTGGCATCGTCGGCGCTGGGCTGGGGGACGACGGCGAGTTCTACATCCTGCGCGACGGCACCCGCAAGGGCTCGCCGCACGAGTGGGCGACGGCGGCGATCTCCGTCTTCAGTCTGCTAGAGGCCGACCGCATCATTGCTGAGGTCAACCAGGGCGGGGACATGGTGGCGAGCACACTACGCACCGTCGACCAGCGTGTGCCGATCCGGAAGGTACACGCCAGCCGGGGCAAGCGCACTCGTGCCGAGCCCATCGCCGCGCTGTACGAGCAGGGCCGCGTCCACCACGTCGGCTTCCTGCCTGAGCTTGAGGAGCAGCTATGCACCTGGGATGGTACGGGGACGTCGCCTGACCGCCTCGACGCGCTGGTGTGGGCGATGACCGAGCTGTCATCGAGGCGCATAGGCAAGCTGCCTGACCAGCAGGCGTCGGCAGGCCGGACGGCTGGCTTGCCAGCGGCCGTGCAGCCCGCTAGTATTGACGGTGACGGCAGCGGTAGCCGTGCTGGGTCAAGGCTGGCTGGGCTGCCTGGGAGGGTACGAGGTGGCTAAGTACGTGTGTAAGTGGAAAGAGTAAGGTACACTGATGGCCGAGGTTGAAAACGTAACAGTCGAAGTCGAAGTGAAGGTGAACGATCCAACAGGCGTACTCTACCTGATGGGCCAGCATGTGCGCAACCACCGCGAGCTGCTTGCTACGGTAGCCGTCGTCGTAGTAGCCGAGATCGTCCTTGGGGTCTGGCTCGCGCTGCTGACGGTGGGAGTGGTGGGCTGAGGATGGTGGTGGCTAAGAAGGATACCAGCCTCACTCCATGCTGCGGCCGGGACGGGTTGCTTGGGTGTTGCCGAGCTGTGGCAGCGGTGTGTGGAGGCTGCTCCCACGATCCACATGCTGGACAGGAGTGCTCTGTTGGGCACTGTGTCTGTGCATCGGAGGCATTCAAAGCGCCCACAAGCGACGCACCTACTCGCCGCCGTCTTCCCGACACACGCAACTCCATCACGCACAAGGTCGAGATCGCCGATCCCGTATCAGGCACCTACGATGTGTACCTCACCGTTGGGCTGTACGAAGACGGTAGCCCTGGCGAGCTGTTCATCCAGATCGGCAAGGCGGGCTCGACCCTCAACGCCCTCATGGACACCATCGGCATCATGGCCAGCTTCGCCCTCCAGTACGGCGTGCCACTGGAGCACCTGTGCCGGAAGCTGCGGGACATGAACTTCTCGCCGCAGGGCAAGACGAGCAACCCGGACGTGCCAGAGTGTACATCCATTATCGACTACGTGTTCCGGTGGGTGCAGGAGAACTTTGCTGAGGTGCATGTCGGCGCGCAGTTGGAGAAGATGGCTGCTTCCCCTATGAACGAGGGGGAGCATTACGAGCCGTGAGTGAGGAAGCGCAGATCGAAAGGAGAGTGAGAGCGGATAGAACATCTTCTGAACGCCGATATGAGAGACAACGGTTAGGAAAGGAGCAAGGAGGTAGACATGAAGAAGCTGGTTTTAGGTCTGGCAATCGGGCTCTTGGCCGCTCTCTCGGTGATGAGTATTGCCGGGGCAGGCACGGGGCCAGTCTACGATGTAGAGGACGCACAGAGCGTCGAATACTGGGAGTCGCGCTACGACTGGCCCTTCCAGAAGGGCCTTGGGAACGGCGGCGCTACCGTGGACAATGTAGTCCAGTGGCTCAAGATCGAATCGGGATGCCCAGCGGATACGGCGTTCTGGTCTGAGTGCTCTATTGACACTGACGCCTTTCGCGCCTACCGCGCCGCGTTCGGTCAGAGTGTGCTGCTCTGCGGCCCGCCGGATACAGCAGATCAAGTTACCTTTGGAACCAACTGCTACGTTGACGGCGATCAGGTCGTGAGGACATACCGCAACCAGGCGCAGATCAACGCGGCCTACGAGTTCTTGGATCGGCTGTTGGGGAGATAGTAGACGCAGGCATCAATGACCCTCGCTGAGTTCTACAGGAACCTAGAGGTGGCCTGGGCTGTCGCTGGGCTTACCGTCGTCCAGCGACAGCCGATCATTCGTGGCGACCCGACACAGGGCTGGCGGTGGCTGTTGCGTAAGGGGGGCGACGCCGCGAGCGACAAGTGGGTCTCCTTCAACGCCGATGGGCTGTTGCCTAGCCAGCGCCAAGAGGACGCATACGGATCGATGCGCCGCGAGCCGCCTGACGTCCAACACCGGACGCCAGTACATGACGACGACGAGGCGGTGCAGGTCATCGCCGAACAAGTGATCGGGAGGTTGCAGACTGATGGCTAAGAGCAAACGCCCGCCGTCGCCGGTCAAGCCCAGCGTGAACGGCCCGCAGCAGGCAGCCGAGCGCACCTCTCCCTTCGCTGAGGTGGGCAGCACCGGCCTGCGGCGGTTCGGTTACGGCATCCAGGAGGAGTTCGACCCGGCGCTGCGGGGACCGCGCGGCGTCAAGGTGTTCGAAGAGATGCGGCGCAACGACCCCGACGTGGGCGCTGTGCTCTTCGCCGTCAACAACGTGGCGCTACAGGCGGGATGGGAGATCGAGGCCGCGTCAGAGGAGCAGGCGGATGAGGACGCGGCCGAGTTCGTCCGTACCGCACTCTTCAGCGACATGTCTCACACCTGGGAGGAGTTCCTGCTTGACGCCCTCACCTGCCTGGTGTACGGCTGGGCCTACTTCGAGCTGGTCTACAAGCAGCGCCTCGGCCCCGATCGCGACCCGCCATCACAGTATGACGACGGGCGTATTGGGCTACGCAAGATTGCCATCCGGGGCCAGGAGAGCCTCGTCCGGTGGGAGTTTGATGAGGAGGGCGGCATCCAGGGCATGAGGCAGCGCGCTTGGCCCAAGATGCAGGACGTGTTGATCCCGATCGAGAAGTCGCTGCTGGTACGCACCAGCCGAGAGAAGAACAACCCAGAGGGCTACAGCTTGCTCCGCAACGCCTACAAGCCCTACTACCTCAAGCGCAACCTTGAGGAGATCGAACTGATCGGCGCTGAGCGCGACATGACCGGCGTGCTCAAGGTCTACCTGCCCGCTAACGCCAGCGACCAGGACAAGAACACCGCCCGTGACATGGGCGAGCGCTACAAGATGGACGACCAGGCGTACTTCATCCTCCAGCGGTTCGGGCCGGAACCGCAGGACAACTGGGAGATCGACGTGGTGAAGACGCCCGGCCAGAAGGTAGTTGACACCGACAAGGCCATCCAGCGCTACTCTATACAGATCGCCCGGTCAGTCCTGGCCCAGTTCCTTACGCTGGGCCAGGGCAGAGTAGGCTCCTACGCGCTGAGCAAGTCGCAGCAGGACTTGTTTCACCTGGCCGTCAAGGGCCTGCTGGATACCTTCGAAGGTATCTTCAACCGCTTCCTGGTGGCCAAGCTGTTCAAGCTCAACGTGTTCGAGGGCATGACGGCGTTGCCCCGCCTCGTACACTCTGACCTCGGTGACATCGACCTCGACCAGCTCACTAAGTTCCTCCAGGTGACGGCCAGCCTGGGCTTCGTGCTGCCGACCCGTGAGGTGATAGCCCACCTGCATCGTCGGGGTGGCCTGCCTGAACCGCCGGAGGAAGGCGAGGAAGTGGAGGAGGTAGCTCAGCCTAGCGAGAAGGAAGTACCCAGCACAGCAAGGGAGTGGGGCGAGTGGTACATGGCGTAAGAGCCGTGGTACGGTGAAATGCCACGCCTGTCTGTCCTTAGTCTGCGTCTTCTGTGCCAGGCTCAAGACCGAGCACGGGCACGAGCGTATCAAGGCCCAGCACTGCGAGAGGCATTGCAGACACAAGGACAAGCGGAGCAAGCTAACGACGGTAGAGGGATTCGATAGGAGGGGAGACCGTGGCAGATAAGGACGAACTGACGGGTGGCGGAGACCGGCCGACTGACGAGGTTGATTTTTCCAAGGTGCTGAACCTCGGCCAGCAAGAGGAGGCCATGCGGACGCTGGCGACGATGAGCGCCGCTTGCTACAAGACGCTGGTGAAGGAGGGGCTACCCGCTGCGGCAGCGCTCCAACTGGCGCAGGCGATGATCACTCAGATTATGGGACAGGCACTCAAGAAGTGATAGAGCCCCGCTACCTCGCCCGGCCGGAGCTGGTCGAACGCTTGGCCGACGTGCTGGGAGAGGATGCTTCTGACTTGTTCGACGCCGTACCCGACGCGGTTCAGCCCTGGCCAGCTCTCACTGGGGCTGAACTGCGGGCGCGGCGGTTGCACGACGGCCTCCGTCGCGGTGCCGAAGACTGGCATCCTGAGCTTAGGCAGAAGGCCACCACCATCCGCGAGTTACAGGTACGGGAGGCCCAGCTTGAGGCTGGCGTCCGGCGCTACATGCGCGAGGTGGCGGGTTGGGTCGATGACGTGTCCGGTGTGCTGATCACCCAGCCTGCGGCCGTGGACGACCTGGACTGGGATCGCTGGCCTGCTGTCTTCCTTGAGCACACGCGCAGATTCTTTGAGCGCGCCATGTCCGTCGGGGGCGAGGATGCTAAGCAAGAGCTAGTTGGGTCTTCAGCTCCTTCTGGAACCGCCAAGCGTTCCGCCTCCGACGGGCTCCAGCCTTACGCCAGCGAGCGGGGGCCTGACGGCGAGGATTTCAACTCTCCCCACTGCCACCAGCAACCTCGCTTTCGGGTCCCCACTTTCCGGCGCAAGGCACAGGAGCCAGCCGTCATAGTGGACTGGACGATCCAGTCGCCGCAGGCGCAGGAGTTCATTACGAACCACGGCCTTGAGCTGGCGCGTGGGATCAATGACACGTCGCGGACGCGCCTCAAGCGCATCCTGATCAACGCTCAGCGCGAAGGCGTCCCGATGCCTGCCATCCGCAAGCGCATCCAAGCGCAGTTTGTGGACATGTCCACCTGGCGTGCCCGCCTGATCGCCCAGACCGAAACCATCCGCGCCTATTCCGAGGGCGCGTTGCAGGTCTACCGCGAAGCTGGCATCGAGAAGAAGCGCTGGCTGGATGGGCAGATCAATGCCTGCCCGATCTGCCTGAACCTCGATAACCAGGAACGCAGGACGGACGAGTCCTTTCGTGACACCGTAGTCAATGGCAGTTACGACGGCCCGCCAGCTCACCCTGGGTGCCGTTGCGCGGTAAGGGCGGTGGTGGAGGTGTCCCCCCGTGCCCGTTAGCGTCCGCATCGAGGGCCTGTCTTCCATCATTGGCAAGCTGGACAAGCTGGCCGACGGCGAGGGCATCCTGCGGCGTGGACTGACGAAGGCGGCGCTGGAACTGCGGGGCGACATAGCGCAAGACCTCCGTGTCGCTACCGGCAGGCTACGCGCTTCGTGGGTAGCGGCTCAGCCCCGCATGGAGTTGGGCGAGCGCACCAAGGTCAGCATTGGCACTAACGTTCAGTACGCGCCCTATGTCGGCGACCGCTCGACGCCTACAGGCGACCGCTATGGTGGCAAGTACGTGCAGAAGGTCATTGGGCAACAGGCGGGCAAGATCGTGGACATCGTGCGCCAAGAAGTGAGGGAGGCGATGGATTGAACTTCACCCCAGTCATCATTCGCCGTGCCATAGGCAAGTCCATCGTCCTGCGGGGCGATACTGTCATCCACCGCGTCCGGCTGGTGGAGCTGGACTGGTCGGCCCGCAAGGTGCGCTCGCTGGCTGAGGGCGGGACGCCGTTCGGTCAGCCGTTCATACTCTTAGACCTCGGCTCCAGTACCGTCCCGTTGGTGCTGGGCGGCAGCGCCCGCGTAGGTGATTCCTGGGTTCTCCTGATGAAGATGGAGTGGACGGTAGAAGGCGGGCCGTCTGCTGTGCTGGGCATAACAGCGCCGCCGGAGGTTGTGATCAGCCGTGGGGACTACGGCAGGAGGGGCTTGACAACCGCTCGTGCGGTCGTGTAAGATGTAGGTGCTTAGCAAGAGGGGTGCCTTCTACTGAATGGCCTTTCACTGGGAGGGAGACATGTAGTTAGGCGACCTACAACCGAATAGACGAGTGGCCCGTAGCTAGGGGACAGCCCCGCCTAAGGCCGCCGATGGAAGTGGATGCACGATCCGTCGGCGGCTTTTTCTGTTTGAGGAGGAATAGGACAGAGATGCAAGCATCGTTCTACCAGCTCTTTTCGGGAGTCGACGGCGCTGAGGGCAGGTGCTTCGTTGAGTTCCTGGAGCCTCCGGCCTCGATCAACGTCCTGCCCAAGCCGGGCACCTACAAGCATCCTCAGTATGGCGACGTGGTGATCACAGAGGAGATCAACCGCGAGTTCGTCACCAACTTCCAGCAACAGGTCTACCAGCGCGACATTCCCATCGACGCTGAGCACGAGACGAAGCTGTCTGGGGCGCTCGGCTACCTGCGCGACCTCCGCATCAACGCTGACGGTTCGGTGGAGGCTGGCGTCGAGTGGAACGAGCGCGGGCGGGAGTTGCTGCGGGGTGACCGCTACCACTACATCAGTCCTCAGTGGTTTGAGGAGTGGGAGGACCCAGCATCGAATAAGAAGCACGAGCACGTCCTGGTAGGCGCTGCGCTTACCACACGGCCCTTCTTCAAGGAGGGTGCGTTACGTCCGCTGGTGTCTAACGAGGGGGGCTTGTGGGACGTTGACGGCGAGGGCACCGGCCTCCCGCCGGAAGATGCGGCTGCGTGGCGGTTCGTGCAGCCTGCCCCCGCCGACGGACATGTCAACCAGATAATGCTGGGGGCGGTCTGGGACACCAAGTTCATCAACGACCTACCGGACGGCGCGTTCGCCGTCGTGAAGGCTGGGGGCAAGAAGAACGGCGACGGCAAGACTGTGCCGCGCAGCCTCAGGATGCTTCCTCACCACGGGGCGGGCGACGTGGTTGACCTGCCACACTTGCGGGCGGCTCTCGCTAGGGTGGCGCAATCGGGAACTTTGCTGACACCAGCGGAGCGCAGCCGTGCAGCGGGCCATTTGCAGACTCATGCAAGACAGGAGGAAGTAGGTGAAGCAGTAGCAACAGAACTGGCGTCATTGGTCGAGAAGGCGGCGCGAGTGCGCCTAGATGGGAAAGGAGGAGATCGCATGGACGATCCAACGAACGTTGCCGAGCTGAAGAGCTACGTCGAGACGGACGAGGGCAAGGGCTGGTTCAAGGGCTTGATCGAGCACCTTGGCTTCAGCGCACCTGATCCTGAGCCGGACCCCAAGCCGGACCCTGACCCAGAGAAGGAGAGCGAAGCCGTAAAGGAAATGACCGAGCGCCTGACCGCCGAGTCCACGAAGCGCGAAGCGCTGGAGAAGCAGGTTTCGACGCTTACCGAGGCCAACCGCTCGCAGCGTTACCGCGAGCTGGTGCTTGGCAGGGATGAGCCCTCGCTGATCCAGGCCAAGGAGGGTACGATCCCCGCGCTCAGGCCGATGGTGGGTGACCACGCCAAGCTAGTCACTACGCTCAAGATCATCGCCGACGCGAAGGGGGAGGACTCGGACGAGTTCAAGTCCTTCATCGCTCACGAGCGCGAGCACGCCCACCAGCTCCACGAGGCCGGGCTGTACAAGGAGGTCGGCACTGACTCGGTTGGAGCGCCTGCTGGCGGTGGCGCCCCAAAGCAGGTGGTTGAGGACAAGATCAACGAGTACATGAACGCTGACAAGGAGCTGACGCGGCCGAAGGCCATCGTCAAGTTGGCTCGCGAAGAGCCGAAGCTGTACGACGATTATGACCGCGCCATCTCCAAGCGCGACACCCCCCGTGTGGGGCAGCAAGAAGGGAGGTAGAGCATGGCACTGACACGGAAGCTCAACGTCATCACGCTGCCCGCAGCGACCGACCTGAGCAGCAACCAGTTCATGGGGCTTTATGTCGCTGATGACGGCCAGGTGGACGTAAATGCCGCACCGACGACCGCTACGCCGTTCATTGGCATCCTGATGAACAAGCCTGACGCCGAGAACAAGGCAGCCGAGATCGCCATCGTCGGTTCCGTCGTCAAGATGGAAGCTGGCGCAGCCATCGCCGAACGGGACATGATCACGGGTGTAACTGGCGGGCGCGGCTCGGCGACGACCACAGACAACACCTTCATTGTTGGCTACGCCCTTACGCCTGCGTCAGCTTCGGCTGAGCTGTTTGAGGTCGTGGTCAACCCCGGCCGGTACTAGGCCCGGCGCAAGTGAGAAAGGAGGAAATAGCACATGCCCCAGCCAGACGTTAGCGATGTGCATGTCAACGCCCTGCTGACAGACATGTCCATCGCCCACCTGAACGCTGAGGAGCACTTCATTGCCGACAGGTGCTTCCCTCTCGTCGGAGTGGACAAGGAATCGGACATCTACCTAGTGTACACGCGGGGGGACTTCTTTCAGGGCAGCGAGGATGCGGAGGCGATGGAGCACCTCGTCCGCGCCCCTGGTACGAGGGCAGCAGTGGCGGGCTACACCTTCGACAAGACGAACACGTACAAGTGCGTGAATTTCGCGGTCGCCGTCGAGGTCGCAGACGAGTTGCGAGGCAACGCTGACCCCATCTTCGCTCTAGATGATGAGGCGACGAAGCTGGCGACGCACATCCAGTTGATCCGTAGGGAGCGTGCCTGGGCTGCCGACTTTATGAAGACGAGCGTGTGGGGCACAGACAAGACCGTCAGCAACAAGTGGTCTG